GTCAGCAAAGGCGAGTCAATTCCATCTTGGAAAGTTCACAGCATGAATCCAGTAGGTCGCCGCCGGATTGAAGCTCTTCTAGAATCCGTCTCTCATTCACACATTAAATGATCTTCTTATCTCTAATTCTATTCTCAGTTCTCTGGTCGCTGGTCGGGATATTTCTATGGTATCGTAATCACGATAACGAGAACATCAAGCCTGCAAAGAGGTTGATCCTGCTCTTTGCAGCAGGTCCGATCCTCTGGGCGTTTTTGATTCTCTTTGGAATTGTTGCCAAGATCGACGATGCCATGATCTGGTTCGAGAACTGGATTCAGAAATGAACACACCAGATACTGGAGGCTGGGGTACTACCCTGGATCCCGAGACCGATTCTGCGGTCGAAAAATACGCAAACGACATTTGCGAGTGGGTATCGGAAAACTATCCTGATAAACGTATAGAAACCCATGACGATACCGTCAACAACACCGATAACACCAAGCACTCGCGCCGGGTCTACGTCAAGACGGATCTCGGATGCGTGGTCATACTGCCGAACTTCGTCAAGGCGTCTGCGGCGGCCGTTGTGGTGAACTTAGGTTTGGCTAGAGCTATGTCAATGGAAGGATTCAGCGAGGAATACATTGACGAGCACGGCAAGATCCTATCCGACCCGATTCCGTACAAGAAATCTAATGTTGAAAAGCTGGGTTACTATCTAACCCACCGTCTGAACGACAAATCGTAATGAATTTTGATCATCAAAAAGCCAGTCTTGTAAGTCACAGCACCGGAATCCTTTTTTCAGAGGCTGTTCAGTCGACTCCTCAGGAATTAGTGGCATACTGTGCTAGAGTCAGCAATCCGGCGAACCAGAACAACCACCAGACCTCTGAAAAGTTGGTCAGGTATCTGGTCAAGCACAAGCACTGGTCTCCTCTGGAGATGGTCTCGGCAACTGTCGAGATCGAAACCACACGAGACATCGCGCGGCAAATGCTCCGTCACCGTTCCTTTGCCTTTCAAGAGTTCTCTCAGAGGTATGCTGATCCTACTGCAGCTCTGGACTTCGTAACCCGTGATGCTCGGCTTCAGGACCCGAAGAACCGGCAAAACAGCGTTCAAACCGATAATGAAATTCTGCTAAACGAATGGGATCGCCGTCAGCAGCAGATGATTGTGATGGCGAAGAATACGTACGAATGGGCGATCATGCACGGAATTGCCAAGGAACAGGCTAGAGCAATTCTCCCCGAGGGTAACACGATGTCTCGGCTTTACATGGCCGGAACTCTGCGATCGTTCGTCCACTACGTGGAGGTTCGTACTGCCAACGGAACTCAGGCTGAGCATATGGATGTTGCTCGCAAGATTGCCTTGGCAATTGCTCCGGTCTTTCCACTTATCTCTGACTTTGTTGCGGCACAAGCCGTTGACCCACAAGATCTTACAAAGTAACTCAATTATGAGTTTTACTTTGACATCCTATTTGGTAGGATCTTGTCATGGTCAAAAATACCAAGGACAAGAAGAACGAGAAGAGTGCTAAGCAGCCTAAGGTCAAGGTGGTCAAGTACACCTATCCGGACGGTGGCTTCTGCACCGTCGTAACACCGGATGAGCCGGCCCCTCAGCCGACCCAGCCTATTCCGGCGACCTCGTTCAACCTTGAAATGACGACCTCTCAAAATAACAACATGAAGAACAGCACTAACGTTAGCACCAAGAATACCAGCGCGGCCGCTCCTGCGACCGCCTCCAGCAAGCCGACCACGGCTCCCCGCACCTACTCGGACCTCCGTTCGGGTGTCAAGAAGCAGGAAGCCATGGACATCGTCCACAACTATGCGTTCCCGGATCGTCCGTTTACGATCAAGGAGGTTCTGCTCGGCACCGGCATCAACCACTGGTACGTCAGTACCTACATCAAGACCAACGCCAAGGTTGTTGGAAACGCTCCCAAGCAGCCCGGTGAGCGCGGCAAGGTGGCTAAGCTGTACCAGATCGAGAAGCGCGCCTAATGCGGCTGGATGGCTTCTGGCCATCCTCTGATTCAAAGTGGTTGGCTGCCTAAGTTGTTGGTGGCCAACCACTTTTGCTTTTGTTGGGTATCAACAACTTAGGTAATTCTTAGAGCTGTACATTTACCAAGAACTGAGTAGGATATTGCCATGATGAAACTCACCCTCGATCAGGTGTTTCCTAATCCTCTGACGGCCTCCCAGATCCACTCGGTCCGCCTTGCTCTGACGGAGACTCGCCACTACATCAACAAGGAGAAGCGGTATCCCGCCGATCTTCAGAAGAAGGACTATTTGGCCGGTCTGATTACCCACGAGGCCAATCTAATCGCGCTTCTGGCAAAGAATAACATCGCCGCCTGACCATCAACAACTTAGGTAATTCTTAGAGCTGTACATTTACTGAGAACTTTGTAGGATATTGACATGATGAAACTCACTAAGAAACTCCCGAACGGTCGTCTCCAGGTCAACAAGGCTGCGGTCATCGAACGCCTCATGCAGCTCCGCAAGGAGCGTAAGGGTGTCGAGCTTCCCGGTCTTCTTCCGGTCTCCGACCGTGAGGTCGCCACCGAGGCGCGCGAGATGAGCCGTTACAATGCCGACAGCTTCATCAACACCTCGGAGGACTGAGCCGTGACGAGCGTACTTCGCAATGCCTTCTTCACGTTGGCGGTCGCCTTCATTGTTTCGGTCGTCATCTCATTTCCAGTCATGTGGCTGTGGAACAGCACGTTTCCGGATCTGTTTGGCGCCAAGGAAATTGGACTCTGGACGACCTGGAAGATAATGATGTTCGTCAGCCTCGTGACTCCTATCTCGATCAAAGCCACTAGCCACAAATAATACCATGGACTACTCGAACATTCCCGATACGCACTCTCATGAGATCCGTGACGCCTCGCTGGACGAGACGCGCTTCATCTTCGAGGATCCTCACCAGCCGTGGGCCTCTCGTGGTCGCATCAGCCGTGTCGAGGTTGATGTCGAAGAGCTCCTCAACGACTTCAACTATGTTGGAAGCCGTGACCACTACTAAGCTCAAGCTTGATGATCGTGTCACCTATCGAAAGAACAAGGTGACCATCATCGGCGTCGAGTACCGAAACGGCGATCAACCGGTCTCCTACATGCTCAAACATGAAGGAAAGATCATCTCCGTCAAACCAGAAGAACTCTCAAAATGAGCATTGAACCCGAGCAGGAATTTGACTTTGCGCTAGATCCGCGCGTCCCGCACGTGTACGCCCATCCGGCAGGATCTACCGATACCTTTGATGTCCCACTTCGCGCAGTCAAGTTTCTCGATATCAGCGAGGATCTCTACGGAAGAGACGTCGTCACCTTCGAATACGATGGCGAGGTCCAGCAATCCACAGTATTCTTAACCATTGACACCAGCAACTAACATGAAAACTACTCTGAAGAAAATCACAATTTGGCTCTTGGACAATCTTCCTGTGGGGCTTTGCTTTCTATGGGGAAGCCTGTGCATAGCCAATCTTTGGCTCGGGACGAAGCAGAGCCGTCTAGAAGCATATTATCAGATGCTCCTGTGCATCACCTGGTTAATTCTCTCCATGGCTCTTCATGATCCAAAGGAGCGGAATGACTGAGATAGACATCACCGGTGGGACTGAAGTCCAGAAGAAACTAGTTCGCAGCGCTGCCAATTATTATGTGAACTTCCTTCTAGGGGCTCCTGGCCAACTTCTGCTGACGATTCGCCTGAAGCCACACCTCTTTCAGAAGTATGGTTGCAAGGCAGATTGCCTCATTTTAGATGAGGACGATGACTTTCGTGAATTTGAGATCCGCATCGATAGCAAGATGCACATCCCGGCAATCCTTCGTTGTCTAGCGCATGAGTGCGTTCACGTCAGTCAGTATCAGAAACGACATCTCAGGGATGGAAACTCTGCCTTCCATAACATCTGGAAGGGGAAAGCCTGGGACATGCGCAAACATCACTACTATGATCTCCCATGGGAGCGAGAGGCTTACGGAATGGAGGTCGGACTATTTGAACGGTTCGTAGCGGCTAAGCGCTTCACCGAAAAACGCTGGTACAAAGACTACGATTACGCATGAGGTTTCTCTGGTATAAATAGAGAAACCCTAATTTATGCCAGAAACCACTTCAGAATCTCCTCAGCAATTAAAACACATTCACCATGCCGAGGACCGTCCGCTTCTTCATGGCAGTAAGGGATTCGAGCATGCTCATTCAGCATTAACCCATGCGCACGAGCACATGGCAGCCGGCAAGCATGATTCGTCGCTGACCATGAAGTATGATGGTTCGCCATCGATCGTTTTCGGGCATCATCCTACAACAAAGAAGTTCTTCGTGGCCACAAAGTCGGCCTTCAATAAGAGCCCAAAGGTCAATTACAGCGATTCGGACATCGAGGCAAACCATGGTCATGCTCCCGGGCTTGTCAGCAAGCTGAAGACTGCTCTTCATCACCTACCGAAGGTGACTCCAAAGAAGGGAGTCTATCAGGGGGACGTTCTTCACACGCACGAAGATCAAGTTCATCATAAGGGTGGATCTGTTTCGTTCAAGCCGAACACCATCACTTACACTGCTCATGGACACGAGGCCGAGCAGGTCAAGAAATCGAAGATCGGCGTGGTCGTTCACCAGCAGTACAAACCTCATACTGCAGGAAGCGGACTTGAACATATGTCGGTCAATGCTCATCCGGATACTCACAACTTTGGATCTCATCCGGATGTTCACCTGAAGACAGCTGAGCATGATACGTCAAAGATCGATTATCCAAAAAAGGATCAGGCGACCTTCAAGAAGCACATGGATGCAGCGAAGGCGATCCATGCCAAAGGTGGAGCCAAGATGTATTCTGCAGTTGCTCCTCATTCCGGAGAAGCTGGTCACCTTTCGACTTATATCAACCACACCGTCCGAACAGGAGATGCGCCTTCGGTCAAGGGTCTTCAGCAGCATGTGACCGCTCAGCATGAGCGCGTGGCCAGTAAGCTAAAGACTCCAGCGCTGGCTCAGCAGAGGAGACAGGAAGGCGCCAAGCATGTGGCGCACATTGAAAAGCACTCACAGCATTACGGTAACCTGCTATCCATGCATCATCACCTCCAGCAGGCCAAGAATGTTTTGGTCAAGAATCTGGAGAAACATGAGGGTGGGCTTGAGCATCATATCGATGGCAAGAAGTCCAAACCAGAAGGATTCGTCATCAATCACAAACCAGCCACAGGTCATGAGGAGCCGACCAAACTCGTCAACCGTGCTGAATTTGCCAGAGCAAACCTACTCAGAAGCCGCGGATGAAATCGTTCAAGACCTTCCTTCTAGAAGCAGCTGTCAAGTCTCATCATGTTCTGGCCTTCGGCCGCATGAATCCGATCACCAACGGTCACGAGGCATTGGTGAACAAGGTGCACGAGGTGGCAAAGGAACATGGCGCAAGCCATGGCGTCGTGCTATCCCATTCCCATGATCCGAAGAAGAATCCGCTGACTGCTGAGCAGAAACTGAAGCATGCCAAGCGTGCTTTCCCAGAGACAAATCTGAGCACCTCTTCTTCCAGCAAGCCGTCGATCCTCCATCAGGCCGTAGATCTTCACAAGAAGGGTGTCGAGCACCTCCACGTTGTGGCAGGTTCAGACCGCAAGGAAGAGATGCATAATCTTCTGCACCGTTACAACGGCAAGAAGATGGATCACGGTACCTATCACTTCAAGTCGATCACAGTGCATTCCTCAGGAGAACGAGATCCAGACGC